CCTGAATGTTTAGAGCATTGCGACTGGGAGGATGAAGATGAAGATATAATACAAAAGGATATAGATGCAGAAAACCAAATTGATGAAGATTTAATTAATAAACAAAACAAATAAAAATGGAAAAGAAACAAAACTATGGTGCTTGGAAAAAAACAACATCAAAAGGCGAAGTAATTGAATTTACGATTGAGGACAAACGCTACTCAATGTGGTTAAATCAATACAAGAAGCCTGAATCAAAAGAACCAGATTACAAGATTTATCCTAATGATTACAAGCCAAAAGCTGAAACTAAAATGGAGTACGCATCTCCAGTAAACCAACAAGAAAGCGAAGATGATTTACCATTCTAAAATTTAACTATGCAAGCAGTAACCATTACTCAAATTACAATCTATGAATTAACTGATATGATTGAAAAATGTATTATTAAATCAATAAACAAATCAAATCATAATGAAATAGAAAAACTTGAAATTAGAATCAAAGAATTAGAAAAAACAATTAAAAACAAAAACTATGAGCCAAAACAAACAAATAGCAGACTACCTAAATAAAGGTAAAAAGCTAACTACTCTTGATGCCTTAAATAAATTTGGATGCTTTAGATTAGCATCACGAATAAACGATTTAAGGAATGAAGGAATGAATATAAAAACAAAGATTATCAAGCTAGAGAACAAGAAGCAAATAGCCCAATATTCATTAAAATAGTTTATATTTGCAACAGGATGTAGGATATCCATTTTAAAACTTATTGGCTCAAAGCTGAAACCCTAATCCTACTGGGGTGGAAGCCGAGAGCCTTTTTTATTTATGAGTAAAGACCCAGCAGTATTGTTTTACACTTCTGATTTTTTAAGTGGAACATTTACTATGACCAATGAACAAGTTGGTAAATACATTAGATTATTATGCCTCCAGCATCAAAAAGGTAGATTAACGGATAAGGATATGCTAAGCATATGCTCTGCATATGATTCCGAGATTTGGGAAAAATTCAAGATGGAGGATGGATTCTACCTTAATGAAAAGATGTCAAACGAGACAATTCGTAGGCAAAAGTTTACAGAAAGTAGGAGAAACAACGCTTTAACCCCTAAAAGCGAAAGCACTAGCAAAGCATATGCTAAGCATATGGAAACTGAAACTGAAACTAGAACTGTAACTATAAATAAAACTAAAATACTAGATGAGCAGTTTGAGGAATTTTGGGATTTATACGATTATAAGAAATCTAGGGATAAAGCAGAAAAGGCTTGGAAAACTTTAAATCAAGAGGAAAAGGCTTTAGCTTTACAACACGCACCAGTATATGCTAAATCAACCCCTGATAAACAATTCCGTAAACATCCTACAACCTATCTAAACAACAAATCTTTCAACGATGAAATTATTGAACGAACTATTAGTACAAAACTTAGCTACGCAGAACTTGAATGGGAACGACTTAAAAATCTTGGATAGGGATGAACTAAAGGTTTATAAGGCTATGGAATCTATGCACATTGGCAAATGCTCAAGGATAGAAGTAACAGAGCATCTGAAAACTTGTATTGCTTTGAGTGGTATGCAAGTACCAACAAATCAAATATTTAATTTATGCGTTTCATTTACAATAGAATCATACGGACAGTACAAACTAAAGGAACTGGGTGTAGCATTTAAGATGTTTGCAGAGGATAAGTTTACTATTGGCAATCATATAAACTTTAGTCCTAAGTTAATTGGAGAGGTAATGAATGCCTATAAAAAGATAGCAGTACAAGTAAGAAACAAAACAATTCAAGAACCTAAACAAATAACAATGAAAGTAGATGAGGAACAAGTAATGCGAGAGGAGGCCGAGTATTGGAAAACATCTAAGAAAGACTGGCGATTCCTAAACTATCAATGCTTTGATTATCTATGGAAACGAAAAATCCTAAAGATAAGCCCTGATAAAGCTGAGTACATAAAATCTAAAGTAAAAGCCTATCATTTAGCACAGGCTAAAAAGCCAGAGGATATGTTAGTAGATGAGGAAACTATGAGGCAGCAATGCAAAAAATATTCACTTAAACTTTATTACGACAACGAATTATGAAAGAAACAATACAATTAATTAAATTCTTTTTTATCTCAGTTCCAGTATTCCTTTGTGTTTACTGCTCTGTAATGATTTACATAGAAATAAAAGAATACATCCAAAAATATGAGTAAGATAAGAGGACACGAAAACGCACAACCAATAAGATTAATATTTATAGATACAAAAGAGGAAATAGAATTTAAGTCAGTAGCCTATGCAAAAAGAGTAACAGGAGTAAATGAATATCAAATAAAGGAAAGCCTAAACCCACTTAAAAAGAAACGATTTGAATACCAAAATAGACAAATAGCGTTCCGTATTAAGAAATAATCTAATTTTGTGGTATGGCATTACAAACCATTCCAAAACTTACAGGAAAGACACAAACAATTTTTAATCGTTATATACGACAAAGAGATAGTCAAAATGGTTACTTTACTTGCATATCGTGTGGCTCTACTAAAGATACCTCCCAAATGGATGCAGGTCATTATGTGCCTGTCAAGAATAGTTCAGCTTTAAGATTTGATGAGTATAATGTAAACGGAGAGTGCAAGGCTTGTAATGGATTTGACCAATTTCACCTAATAGGCTACCGAAAAAACCTAATTGATAAGATAGGCGAAAGAATGGTATTACACTTAGAAAGTCAGTCAAGACTTATAAAGAAATGGACTAGAACCGAATTAAACGAAATAAACGAAAAGTATGGCGAAACTAAATCCTAATGGCAAGGTCTCCTTTGGGTCAAGGAAAAAAGGAAAGGCTAAAAAGACATCTGGTCCTAAAGACAAACCTACTAAACCTTATAACAGACAAGGCAGATAATGAAAAACACATACGGAAAGAAGCTATATACTTGTAAATGTGGTACAGTTACCGAAGTATATGTATGGTTCGGTGAGATAAAAGAAACTAAATTTAAATGCACTAAATGTGGCAAATCAGTTGGTTATGACAATTTAGAAAAGAAAGTAGATAGTATAATTTCAATACGAACACCAACAAAAAACAGATAATGCTAATTACCGAAATAAAATCAAATCCTAATAATCCTAGATTAATTAAGGACCATAAGTTTAAACAACTTGTAAAGTCTATTCAGGACTTTCCACAAATGCTAGAACTTAGACCTATTGTCATTGATGAACATAATATGGTACTTGGTGGCAATATGAGGCTTAAGGCTTGTCTTGAAGCTGGGTTAACAGATGTTCCAGTAATACACGCAAACAATCTAACCGAAGCACAAAAGAAAGAATTTATTATCAAGGATAATATATCATTTGGTGAACACGACTGGGATTCTTTAGCTAATGAATGGAACATTATAGAACTAGATGAATGGGGTTTAGACATACCAGCTTTTGCTAATAACGATATAGAACAACCAAAGGATAATGCCAAAGGTGGCAAGACTTGTCCTAATTGTGGTGTAACTTTGTAATTCAGTGAAAATTCAGTGATATATGGCTAACGAACAAAATTTAACACCATTCCCAAAAGGAGTATCTGGCAATCCAGCAGGTAAACCTAAAGGAGTTGAACATAGTAAAACAAGATTACTTCGTTTACTGCAATTAGTTACCAAAGTGCGTAACCCAGTTACAGGAGAAGATGAGGAATTTACAATAGCCGAACAATTAGATATGAAGATAATTGCGAAGGCAATGAAATCTGACATTCGTGCTTATCAAGAGATTCTTGATAGACTAGAAGGCAGAGCCAAGCAAACCAACGAGATAGAACTATCAGGAGGACTGCAAATAAATTGGGAGGAGAATAAAACCTATGTAGAAAACAAAGGAAGCCTATAATGGAATTATCCATAAAACAAACAACTGCTTTAGACCTATTAGAAGATAAAACAACAAATGAGATTCTATTTGGAGGAGGAGCAGGTGGTGGAAAGACTGCATTAGGTTGCTACTGGCAACTTAAACAAAGATTAAAATATCCCAATACAAGAGGATTAATTGGTAGAGCCGTATTGAAAACCCTAAAAGAAACTACCTTAGTCTCGTTTTTTCAGATAGCTAAAATGCAAGGACTAGAAGCCAACAAGCATTTTAAATTCAATGCTCAATCTTCTACCATAGAATTTCCTAATGGTTCTACTATCCTACTAAAAGACCTTTACTCCTACCCTTCCGACCCTAACTTTGATGAATTAGGTTCATTGGAGATTACCGATGCGTTTATTGATGAGGCTAATCAAGTAGATGATAAGGCTAGAAATATTATCAAATCAAGGATAAGATTTCAATTAGACCAAAACGATTTAGTGCCTAAGATTCTTTACACTTGTAACCCAGCAAAGAACTGGACCTACTCGGAGTTCTACAAACCAGAACAAGAAGGCACAATATCTAAGAATAAAAAATTTATTACTTCCCTGATAGATGATAACCCTTTTATCTCTAAGCATTACAAAGAGAACTTACTAACTTTGGATAGTGTATCAAAGGAGAGGCTTTTATTTGGTAACTGGGAGTACTTAGATGACCCTGCACAACTTATAGACTATGATAAAATACTTGATTCTTTTACCAATACTTTTGTTTCTATTGGCGATTCTTATATTACTTGTGATGTGGCACGCTTTGGTAATGACAGTACTGTTATTGGTATATGGAGTGGCTTTCGTGTTAGGTTTTATCAATTCAATGGTAAATCAGTTGTTGAGGTCGCTGAACTTATAAAGAACTTTGCAACCGAACACAAAGTACCTACATCTAACATAGTTTGCGATGAGGATGGAGTAGGAGGTGGAGTTGTAGATATTCTTAGGTGTAAAGGATTTGTCAATAATAGTTCTCCATTAGTAAACCCTGTAACAAGAGAAAAGGAAAACTTTGATAACTTAAAGTCTCAATGCTATTTTAAATTAGCAGATATGGTTAACAAAGCTGAACTTTACATTCAGGCAGATGGGAAACAAAAACAAACTATCATTCAGGAACTAGAACAAGTCAAACAAAAGTCAGTAGATAACGATATGAAAAAAGGAGTAATTCCTAAAGATAAAGTTAAAGCAGCCATAGGTCGTTCTCCTGATTTTAGTGATTGTTTAGCTATGAGAATGTTCTTTGAATATACACCAAGATTTCAAGTAAGTGTATTTTGATGTAAAAATCATAACTTTGTTTAAATTCTAATAATATGGCATTTTTTGACTTCTTAACTAAAAAGAAGATAAACACTCTATTACCTAATATTCCTTTTGATACAAGTGTCGCTATTCAACGAGGTATCGTTACTTGGCAAGGTGGTGATTCAAGAGCATTCGTAAGAGATGGATATATAGCTAACGATATTGTTTACTCAATTGTAAAACTAATTACTGATAAAGCTAAACTTGCTCCATTTCATGTATATAAAGTTAAAGATGAAGTATCTGCAAAAAGATACAAATCATTAATGAAACAACCAGATAAGATTACTAACTGGCAAGAGGTAAATGATTTACATAAGAAAGCATTTGAGATATATACAGGAGACCAAAGATTAAACGACCTTTTAAAATATCCTAATGGAGAAGATACTTGGGCAGATTTAGTTGAGCAATGGTGTGGATTTAAGTTAATAACAGGAAATTCATTTATATATGGAAAACTTATTGAAACAGGAAACAATCAAGGTAAGCCGTTTGAACTATTTGCTTTACCTGCTCAGTATATGGCTATTATCGCAAACATTGAAGTGTTCCCACCAACCAGAGTTGGCTACCAATTATACTACGGAGCAATGTGGTCCTTTGACCCAAAAGAAATCTTACACGACAAATACTTCAATCCTGAATGGACAGTTACAGGTGGACAATTATACGGACAAAGTCCTTTACTAGCAGCTGCTAGAACTTTAACTAGAAGTAACGAAGCTAAGACTGCTGCCGTTGCATCATTCCAAAATGGTGGACCAGCAGGAGTTTTATTTATGAACGATGAAAGATTTGACCCTACAAGTGGTCAAGCACAAGCACAAGCACTAAAGAGAGCAGTTAGCGAGAAAGGTGGAGCAGCTAATTTTAACTCTATTGCAGTAAGTGGTTATAAGGTGGACTGGAAACAAATAGGTTTAAGCCCTGTTGAACTTAATATTATTGAATCAGAGAAATGGGATATGAAGGCACTTTGTAATATTTACGGAGTACCATCACAACTATTGAACGATGCAGATAACAAGACTTACAACAATCAATTAGAGGGAGAGAAGGCATTGACTTTGCGTTGTGCTATTCCTTTATTAGATGCTTTGACTGATAACTTAAATAGAAAATTACATAGTGATTGGGGTTATAGAAATAGTGGTTTGTATGTAGGATATGATATTCAAGTCTATCAAGAATTAGAGGCAAATAAGACAGAGCAAGTTGCTTGGTTAAATACTGCTTGGTGGATTTCTCCAGCACAAAAGAATGAAATTATGGGCATTAGAACTCCAGACTATATTCCACAAGAGGAAATGGAGAAACTTTATATTCCTTCATCTTTGCAACCTACTGACCAATTTCAACCCTTGAATATTCCTGATAACCTAAACCCATAAAATGATTTGGCAAGATTACAGGAAACTCTATGCTAATGCCTTAAAACAATATTCGCCTAAGTTCAAGAAAGAACTGCAAAATCAGGTGAATACCTATTGCCGTACACAAGACTACAACAAAATTAGCGACAAAGCCCTTAAAAAGACCATTTACAAGCTCCATTTAGCTATGGGTACTAAAATGGCTGTAATAAGTGAAAGTGCCGTTAAAAAGTCTGTAAAGGGGGTTTATGTGCCTATGGAGTTTAAATCTGCTAAGACCGATGCTTTCCAGTTTGCTATTATACAAGTCCTTCAGAATGATGGCTTAGATAAATTAGCAGCAGATATTACCGAAACAACCAAAGAACAAATAAGAAGATACCTAATAGAGTCAGCAGAGAAAAATCTTACATTGCCTCAAACAATTGCCTTGCTTAGAACTTCAGGCATTACAGATTATAGAGCAGAACTTATTGCTAGAACGGAAACAGGCAGAGCAGCCAACATAGGTTCACAAGTAGGAGCAACTGCTACTGGTTTAGTTACATTAAAAGAATGGATTGCATCAAGAGATGCCAGAACAAGAAGGCAACCAATAGACCAAACAGACCATTTAATTATGGATGGGGTTAAACTTCCTATGAATGCAAAGTTCCAAGTTCCAAATATAAAAGGTAGATTAATGGGAGAGAATGGTAGATACGACCCAATGGACCATCCTTGCGATTCATCTGCAAGTGCTTCTAATGTTTGTAATTGCCGTTGTACTTTAGGATATGAAGCAGTAAGAGGTGCAAATGGTAAACTTTTAACCCTAGCAGACAATCCTCCAATGGGTAGAATAGGAGTTATTTGGAATGCCTTACAAAATGTAATCGGTCAATCAATAGGAAAACTTATAGCATCACTAATACAATAACAAAAAAAATAATAACTTTGTCAATATGAAAACATACTCATCAAAAGATACGATTGTTGAAAAACAAGATATTGGTTACGAGGTAATGGATGTTGATACCGAAACTCGTAGAGTTAAAGCAGTTTGGGCTAGAACAGGAAACATAGATTTAGATAATGACATTATAGTTCCTGAAGCCTTTACTAAGACTCTAAAAGAAAGAGGTCCAGCAGGTAAAAACTTAATATGGTCTTTAGTTGACCATTGTGCTGAAATGGAAGCTGT